GAATACTCAACTTCGTCAGACGCTTGTAGTTCTTCTGGCTGTTCTTCGGTTTGGCCTTGTTCGGCTTCCTCAGAGTCACCCATTAGCCCCATAAACGCTGAAGCGGCTTGGTTTACATCTAGGCTTTCACTCCCTTGAGGGTTGGTGTTTTCCATTTGTCATCTCAATAATCGCCAGAAACCTTCTGGACGGAGGGTAGCTTTTAGGCTACAGAATTTTCCACTTCTTCTCTCTAATTACAGTTTCCGAGGCTAAACCTTCTAGGTGTCCTGTAATCAATTCTAAAGTCTTAATGTGCCGATAAGCGTCTTCACGCCTATCACATTCTTCTGCACTTGTGTTAATTATCACACTAATCTGTTCGTTTTTCAAGTTATTTAATACTTCTTTGAAAAAATCATCATTTAGTAAGTTATTAGCCCATTGAGCCAAAATTGCTTTGTCGTTATTCAGCAAGGGTAGCCCTCGTGATAATTGGGTTTATGTTTCCACCGCCACCAGATGTAGCTATAGGAGTAAACAAGTTAAAGTAACTGTTACCCCTAGCAGTACCTAAGTCAGCAATTGGATTGTAGCTAGAACCAGTAGAGCCAGTAGAACCCGCTGACTTTGCTCTTAATGTAGCAATGGCTTCTGGGTCACCAAGTTCTGCCAATACACGCAATGTATTTGCTTCCATACTATCGTAAGCAGCACCTGCCGCTTTTCTACTAGCCACAAGCGAATTACCAATGTTAGAAGCACCTAACAAGCCATATTCAGAAATAGAGCCTTCTGGTGCGTTTAACAGTCCATTGACTACATCGCCCAAGTTATAACCAGTTAGGTTTCCTGAGATGGTATTTACAAGTCCTAGTGTGGGATTGACAGCACCTAACAAAGCGTTAACTGTCATTGGCGTATTACCAGTAGCTAAACCAAGACCTGCTGCCACAACATTACCTGCTGGCCCTGCCGCCAACATTGCTATCTTTGCACCCAAGTTAATAACATCTTGCTCTGTACGAATATCCGCAGCAGAACCAATTAGATTCAATGCAATAGCTGTTTTAACTAGGTCTGATTTACCCGCTAAAGCAGCTATCGGTGCTACTGTTCCTGCAACATTGGCTACATCTGTACCAGTTATGCTAGTCCCAAATAAGCCTTTGTCTACACCAGTATTTCCGCCATAAGTGCCGTAAACATCTTTAGTAAAGTCATTGTTATAAACAAGCGTTTTACCTATGTCTGTGTTATCGGTAATCTTACCTGTATCTACATTGGTAATTTTAATGTCACCAGAATCTACACTAGCCATAGCATCTGGATTTTTATAAGGCGCAGTAGAGCCAAACATCTTAATCGGTGTCGTTGGTTGTGCTTGTAGCAACGAGCCATAAGCAATTCCACGTTGTTCTGGCAACTGTGTACCAATCATGTCTAGCAATGACCTTGTTGGCGCAAACTGAGTTTGTGGTGTGTACTGGCTTTGAATACCAGAAATAATGTCGCCATAAGACGCACCTTGTGGGTTATCTCCACCTACCAAACTACGCAGTTGTTCGTAACTCATGCTGTTCTCACTTAGAAATCATACCAAGAACATTAGTCAGAGTAGGCGCAGGTGTAGCAACCATTCCAGAATTAGACAATGCCGTAGCTATCTCTGGTCTGCTCATAATGTATTGCATATCAGCATTAGAAAGTCCGTAAGCAGACTGAACCTTGCCTAGTGGCATATTCTGAAGCATACCAGCCACATCGCCATACTGACCTGTCTTCTCAGCGTTCTGCCAAGCAGAAGTTAACGCAGGATTCTGTGGGTTAGAAATCATGTTAACAATGCTTTGCGTAGTTGGTCTGCTTGCAATAGTCTGAGTTGCTAAACGCTTGGATTCTGCAAAGGATGGAAACAACTCACGAAACTGACCTACTGGTGCTGCTTGTTGAACAGGAGTGCCAGTAATAGTAGTTGTATCAGTACCAACTTGTTTAATTGGCATACCAGCCCAATTAGCTGGCAACGTACCTGCTATTCCTTTACGAGAAGCAATGTAGTTAATATCGTTTTGGTTTAGGTTGTAGGTAGCTTTTAGTTGGTCAGCACTTATGCCTTTAAGTAAATTAGCAACAGTCGTGTAATCACCAGTTTTTTCAGCATTGATATACGCTGTTGACAATGGGTCTGTAACTGTAGGACGAGTGTAGATATAGCTAATATCTTTGTTTGTCAGCCCATACTTAGACAACAATGTAGGCGCAGGGATGTTTTTAATTAAAGCAGCAATCTGACCATAATCACCTGTTTGCTCTGCAAGACCATACGCCTTAGCAATAGGGTCAGTTGAAGCAATAGCGTTATTTATGGTTGTTGTTTGCGCTGGTGTGTAGTCAGGAACATAAGTCCTGTCGTTACCTGCTGGCAATGTAGCAAATGTAGCTTGCACTTGGGCTGGCGTAATGCCGTACGCAGAAGCAGCTTTGACAATATCGCCATAGGCAGCGTTAGGGTCAGTCTGCAATAGATTGACTAAAGCCTGTGTTAGTTCCGCTTGTGTAGCCATGATTAACCTCTAATCTCTACGTTGGATGTAATGCCAGCACCAATCTTCATTGCTTTCAATTGGGCTTCTGCTTCAAACTCTTGTTGCTTCAATGCAAAGTAAGCCTGTTGTTTCTCACGCTCAAGTTGCAACTTAGCCATCTCTTTCTCACGCATCAATTGCATTTCAAGAGCAGCCTTCTGTTCAGCCATCTGCATATCAATCTGCATCTGCTGTTGCTGCATCTGCAAGTCAGCTTGTGCTTTAGCTTGGTTAGCTTGTATCTCAGCTTGGGTCTTAGCCATCAATGCCTGTATCTCTGGAGGCATCTGTTGTTGCTGTGGAGGAGGATTGCTCAACGCTTGGTCTTGCTCTGGCGTAATCGCTTTGTAGAACTCAGCAGAATCCTTAAACCCTGCAATCTCAACCATGCGTCCCAATGTGCCACGATACTGAGCAGGTGAAACGTAAGGGTTGGCAGGGCCGTACTGACCAATCAACTGCTCTTGTTTAGCAAGAACCATAGACAACATAGCCATCTGCTCTTGACGATTACCTGCACCCAAACCTACATTGATAGAAACATCGTATTGGTTAGCCCATGTTCTAGGGTCAAACTCTACGAACTCACCACGCATACGCACCATACGAGCCTTGTCCTGATACTTACAGAGCAAGTGCAAGATGCCTTGGAACAAAGACTTAACGCCTGTCTCAGCAAAGATTCGAGCAATCAGTTCAATCTTACCTGCGCCAGCTTGTTGCATAGAGGCTACCGCAGCAGCAGTCACGTTCTGCAAGATAGATGGGTCTAAACCCTGTGAGGCATCAGATACACCAGTACGCTTAGACTGTACTGTATCCAGATACTGAAGCATTGGGAAAGCCTGATTAGCCACGTTCTGCACAACCAACTGTTGAACAGCACCTTGTGACTTGGCACGAATAACACCACCTGCTGTAGAAGTCAGCAAGTCATCAAGGTTTACTTGACCTTCCACAGCAACTACACGAGCATTGTTTGTCAGATATAAGTTATCCAACATCTGACGAGTAATAGTGGTCTTGATTAACTGTAGGTCAACTGTTCTGTCAGCCAACGAGTTACCAAAGAACTTATGCGGAATTGGGATAGGACAGATTGAGTGGAAAGGAACGTAGTCCACTTCCTCAATCATCTCCTTACCTTTCTCATCCTCAAGAATCTCATTAGAAGCGTAGAACACTTGAACCAATGAAGCAATGCCTTTGCCGTCTATATCAGTTTTGACATAGCACTCAAAGACTTCAATCTCTTGCATTGAGGGGTCATCTGTCTGAACTTGGTAAGGTTGCTCACCAGCAGAGTAACGAGCCACACGCTCTGGTGTGTACGCTAAAGCATCACCCATCTGCAAACCTTCAACCTGCTTCTTGTTAAAGCCCATAGCCACCAAGGTGCTACGAGTCAACATCTGCCTGTGGGCTACGAAAGGTGAATCAGCAATAGTTCTACCCTTTTTGCTTATCAGGAATTCTTCAGGAGGTACGTTCTCAATCGTTACCTTGCCTGACTTTTTCTTTTGTTGGACAACTACGTTATGTGTAGCACCCATCACAGGCATACCCATCGGGTCTATAACTGGCTGTCCCATTGGGTCAAATATTGGAAACTCTGTCGTATCTTGCTCGACAATCTCCATTGTCTCATCACTCATCAGCATTGCTAACTCATCGTTAGACAAGTCAAAGTAACGCTCTTTGGTAATGTCTTCTTTGTCTTCCCAATACGCTTTAACAATGCCGTTCTTTTGTAAGAGTGCATCCTTAAACCAATCATGGAGAATGGCTACGCCTTCGTTATCCCTGTTAAACACCCAGTTACAGTAGTCAGTAGCTTGCTTGGCAGAGGCTTCATCCCTCGGGCCTTGTGGCTCAAAGACTACGATATTGTCTGAGCCTGTAAAGATACGAACTAAGCTAGGCAAAGCACCATCAATGGCTTCTGCAACTTCACCTGTAACGATTGAAGACTTACCCTCTACCTCATTCCCATAAGGTTGACGGAGATACGCTTCTAAAGCCTGTTTGCGCTGCTCTACTGTTTCACTCTCAATAAAGCCAATAGCGTCATCAATTTCAGCTTGCAGTATCGACTTCAAGTCGTTCGTTTCCATGTGCATCCTTTGGAGGGCGACCAAGTTTCGGTCTTGGTGAGGATTGTAACTCTTTTACCATATTTTCGAGCATTTCAAGTCGTTTTTCAAGTTCTTTTACTTTAGGTGCTAAATTTATACCCTGCATTTGAACGTACATTACACAATCCATTTCGGAGTTTGGTTAATCGGCTTAGACCAAGTTGAATGTCCTTCATCCAATCCAAGGGCTAAGTAACGGAACGAATCAGAGCCATGACTTGACCAATCGTGTAGTGGTCTTTCATAGAATATCTTACGCTTCTCATCGTAATCTCTGCGATAGTTTCTCAGGCAGTTTAGCCCTATCTGCACCTGTGGAACATTAAACCAGCACCTCGGCAACAGTCGTCTTACTGCTTGGATGCCATCGTCTAGTCCCATCCTTGGGGCTATCTTGACCTCTAGTCCTGATTCCTCAAGCATTTCCATTCTGCTCTTACCTGTGCCAAGTTCTCTAACTCTAACGTCGTGGGGCAGAATATGCTCTGCTTTAAGATAGTCATTGTCCTTAATCCACTTAACGTAGTGGTCTAAACCTACGCCATGATTCTCATAGTAGTCAATCAGGCGCACCTCAGTACCCACTAACTGAGCAACCCAGATAGATGTAGAGTCACCCATTCCCAAGTCCCAAGCAGTAAACGTACGGCTCAGTTCCTCTCTGGGTATCTCTTGCATGTGCTTCTTTTCTTCTAACTCGTTGAGGATTTGACCAAAGTAAGAGCCTTCTACGGCAGCGTCAAAGCTACATTCGAACTCTTGGCGGTATTTATCCTCACCCATCTCATTACGAGCAGCCTTTAGTTCTACCTCATCCACTACACCTGTCTCTGAGGCTTTGAACTCTAGCAAACCCCATCCACCCTCTTTCTCAGCCCTGTCTCGCAGTTCTTTGAAGTGGTTGTGTCCTTTAGGCGTACCAATGAATAAACACCAGCCTTTTCTGTCAGCTAGTGCAGGTCTAACAATGTCTGTCCATATCTTAGGATTCTGGTCACCAATCTCGTCTAGGATTACTCCATCAAAGTATTGGCCTCGGAGTGTTTCTGGATTGTCTGAGCCAAACAACTGGATGCGCCTACCCCAGAAGTCCACCCTAAGTTCTGAGATATTGCTAGTGCCACCCAGAGGCTCTGCATACTTCACAAGGTAGTCCCATGCCACCCTCTTAGCTTGTCCGTATGTAGGGGCTATATAAGCGTATCTGGGGGCTTCCTTTTGGTTGAGCAGAGCATCCTTGATTAAGTGGTTAATCGCAGAGACTGTCTTACCCATGCGCCTATGAGCAACAACAACGCCAAAACGCTTACTGTCCATCAAGTCATGGATAGCAAGTTGTTGTTCTCTGGGTTTGTAGGCTATCTCGATTACTTCTGCCATTGGACGCTTATCTGAATGTCTTTACCTTCTTCTCCAGTTACTTGGAGTGGTAAGACCCTACCGATTAGCCCCATGAAAGCCTGTGGGTGTGTCTCTGCCTTCTCTACGAGATAAGCAACGCCACCTGCGCCCTCTAGTGCCTCAAGTATCATCTCTCTAAGAACAGCATTGCCCTTGTCAAGACTTCCCTTCGGTCTTCCTGCGCCTTCTCGTGCGCCACCACGATATGAAATGTTTGATTGTTTTTCAATCATTTTGTTTGACTCCTCTAGGGTTGGTCAAGGTTAAGTTAGTAATTACTGACCTAGCAATCCTCTTTCGATTAGATTTCCTTGTCGGTCTAAGTTTATCAGCATATTAGGAGGAACATCTAATCCATAAGGATTAAGATTTTTGTCTTGGAACTCAAATGGGAAATATTGCTTACGTTCTTCTGGGCTTAGATTCCTACGAGTCTGTGTAAGTCTTGCTTCTGCCTCACCCATTAGTCTTCTATACGCATCAGAGGGGTCATTACCAAAATGCTGAACTACATCGGAAGCATCACGATATTCATTCATAACTGGATACTTTTGTAATAACGCTTGCTCAGCAGCATCATAATCTGCTTTAGTTATTTTATTTGTAAAAAAGTTATCAGCAAGTTTATTTAATTCTTGTTCTGCAACTTTGTATTCATCTGTTTGTTTAATTAAAAAAGCCCTATCTTTGACTTTACCAATCATTCTGTCCATTGTGTCCGTGTTCCCACCAACACCAAAACCTTCTTTTTCTTGAATAGCGTGTTGCAACTCATGCAGAATTGTTGACTTAGCTGGTTCACCAAGTAAATCTTCTCTGACTTGAAGCACTTGGTTTTTACCGCCAGTTGATAAACTTCCCTTGGCATCTGAACCTTTACGCATCATTTGCGTTTCAATATTCATTACTTCTGGATAGGCTTCTTTAAGTCCATGATGAAAAAACACATCGTCAACAGTAGTCTTATAAAGTTGGTCACCAGTTTTTAAAACACCTCTTTCATAAGCACCCATAATTACATCTTTATATGGCTCACCCTTTAAGGTTGTTAATTTATCGCTTATTTCTTGTCTCCACATACCATCAGGCCCACGAACAGTTCCTGTTTCTTTCCAGATTTCCTGTGGAGATACGCCTTTTTTCTCTAGCTTAGTAGCAGTAAAAGCCATTGCTTTGTCAAATGCCTTAGAACCAGCACCGATAAACATACCAACTTCAGCCATACCAAGCAAACCACTTTGGGTCATTTCAGCTAACTGAGACAATGCTTTTTTGTCGGTAACTTTAAATGGTTGCTTTGGGTCACCAAATGACTTGTCAAATAAATCTTGAAAACGCTTGTCAGACTGCTGAATGTTGAGCAGTCCTTGTTGGATTGCCCTACCTGTACCTTGCAATTGCTGAGTACGTCTAGGGTCTTGCATCCATCCTAATGCGCTATCAAGCAAGCTAGGCATTACTTCATCCTACCCATTTTCTTAGAAGCTTCTGAAATAGCAATCGCTATCGCCTGTTTGGGGTTCTTTACAACTTTACCGCCTTTGCCAGAGTGCAGAGTACCTTCTTTGTACTCACCCATTACCTTGCCAACTTTCTTCTGACCAGCTTTTGTCATTTTCATAGTGTTCACCATTTAACCTTGTTAGCCCAATACGCTGCACTCATCTTACCCTTGGCAATGTTCTCAGCGTGACGAGCCTTGAACGCTTCGTTACGCTTCGTGCCATCAGGAGAACCTTTTACA